ACACGCCTGATCAAATGTGAATGCCCGGAGTGCGGCTATACCGCGCGGGTGTCCCAAAAGTGGATCGACGTTGGCGCCCCGGTGTGCCCGACCGATGAAATCCAGATGGAGGTTGACAAAGCGGCTGGAAAGGGCGAAGGTGACGACGATGAGTGATACAACCACACCAGCAACAACAGAATGCGACTTCATCGTCGTGTCAGCGGTGAAGAAACTCGTTCACAGCAAGCAGCGCCGGTGCTCGCCGGAATTCCTCGCGGCGCTCGATGCCAGCGTCTCAGCGACGATCCGCAAGGCGTGCGACGCAGCCAACGGCGGAGCGAAGACGCTTGGCGAGGAACTGCTGAACGCCGGCACCTGCAAGGCACCCGTCGAGATTGCTGGACTTCGCGCAGCTTACGAAGAACTGACCTGCCTGGAATTGCAGATCAACGTGCAGACAAAAAAGGAGTTTCAAACCCGGGTCGCCCGGGTGAAGGGGCACCTTGAGCCGTTTCTGACGCGCTGAAGCATGGCCAAACGGAACAAAGAATGGGCACGGAAAGCTCGGACAGCACTGCTGTCCGAGCTTGGCAATTGTTGCGCGGAATGCGGCACTGACCAAAAGCTGACCTTCGACTGCAAGGTTCCGTGCGGCGACCGGCATCATAAGATGGATACCTCGGCGCGCATGTGTTTCTATCGGGCGCAGCACAAACTTGGGAACCTTCAAATTTTGTGCAAGTATCACAACGACCGGAAAGACAGTCGGACTCCATTTTGATTTATGGCAGCATTTGAAATAAAAACCATTTCCCGGGACGAGGCGCGCCCTTTTATTGAAGGCATTCATTATGCGCACCGGTTTCCACCAATTCAATTTCTTTTTGGGTTGCTGGAAGATGGAGTCCTCAAAGGAACAGTTAGTTATGGACCGCCGGCCTCACCGCAAGTGGCCAAGAGTGTATTCGGCGGATTGTTTAAGGAACGCATCTTGGAGTTGAATCGTTTGGTGCTTGATACCACAACGAAAAATGCAGCGAGTTTTTTGGTGGGTCGCTCGTTGCGACAACTGACAGTTCCTTCCGCCATCGTCAGTTACGCCGACGGTTTGATGGGGCACGTAGGTTATATTTATCAAGCCACAAATTTTCTGTTTTGTGGTGGGGCCAAGGCGCATGACAATTACTACATGGTGGACGGAAAGATGACCCATCCGCGCACCCTCGCATCCCGGGGCATCACGGCCCCGGCTCAATGGGCCGCAGAGAACGGAATTGCGATTGTAAAAGCGGCGGTTAAAAACCGATATTTGTTTCTTCGTGGAAAAAATTCGCAGCTTTTGGAAATGCGCGGGGCGTTAAAATGGCCGGTCCTGCCATACCCAAAAGGCGAGAGCCGGCGGTATGAGAAAGGGCAGACAATGGAGGAACTATGCCGGGTCATATAAGCCTCGACTTTGAAACGTTTTACTCCAAGAAACTCAAATACGGCCTGACGACTCAAATTGCAGAACAGTATTGTCGAAGTCCGCTGTTCGATCCTTACATGCTGTCGGTGTCGGATGGCACGACGACTTGGGCCGGCCCGCCAAAAGATTTCAACTGGTCTGCGCTCGACGGTAAAGTGCTGGTGAGCCACAATAAATACTTCGATTGTTCTGTGTATAACGAGATGGTGCGCCGTGGATGGGCACCGCAGATCAACATCGCCGGCTGGGAATGCACCGCGAATCTTACCGCATACATCTGCAATCGTCGGGCTTTAGCCCAAGCGGTCGAGCACCTTTACAAGATCAAACTCAACAAGGCGGTGCGGGAGGACGCCAGCGGCAGACGGTGGCCGTTGGATTTTTCGCCGGAGGCGCAGAAGGAAATGCTGGAATACGCGCGCAGCGACGCTCACTGGTGCTGGAAGCTCTGGAATGACTACAGTCCGCAGTGGCCCGAACACGAGCAACGATTGAGTAATTTGACCATCGACCAGGGAATGCGTGGCGTGCAGATCGACCGTCCGCTGCTGGACAATTACATTCTCTGGACGCACGACATGAAGACTGCAACGGAAAAGTTGCTGCCGTGGTTGTCGGATGACGGGGAAGGCGACGATGATTGGAACACCTTCGACGCGAAGCCGACCAGCATCAAGTGCATTTCCGAGCAATGTCGGCGCAGCGGGATTCCCTGCCCGCCGATCAAGGCGCACGAAGGCGAGGAGGCATACGCAGAGTGGGAGTCAACTTACGGCAAAACGAATCCGTGGATTCCAGCTTTGTCTTCCTGGCGGTCCGTAAACAAGCTATACAAGACTTTCCTGACGATAAAAGAGCGGCTGCGTGACGACGGCACGCTGCCATTTGCGCTGAAATATTTCGGGGCCATAACTGGTAGGTGGGCTGGAGACGCTAAAATCAATTTTCAGAACTTTCGTAAAAAACCAGTTCTGTGTAATGAGTTTGGCTTGATGGAAACAAACGAAAATCGGGAATCGGGCGATTGGGTGCGGCATTCCATTGATATCCGCAAGCTAATCATTCCGCGACCCGGCAAGAAAATGATACTCTCGGATTTAAGTCAAATCGAGCCGCGCGTGCTGGCGTATCTCTCCGGTAATACCGGATTGTTGGATTACGTCAAAACCGGGATGTCGATTTACGAAGCTTTTGCCCGGGCGAACATGGGATACACCGGCGGAAAAATGGACAAGGCGAGCATCGAATACGCGCTGTTCAAGGCACAGGTGTTGGCGCTCGGTTATGGTGCCGGCTGGGAGAAATTTCTAACTATGGCACCAGACTATGTGCCGGGACTCGACCTGACGGCGGATGATCCAGAATGGGTGGAAGTGCCCGACCCGGTCACGGGTGAAATGAAACAAGTCAGCGGTTACGGCCAGCGGGCTAAACAAATCGTTGCCGGTTTTCGCGAGCAGAACAAACTCACGGTGGGCATGTGGAAAGCTCTGGATGAGTCGTTTAAACGCAGCATTGGTTCGGACTTCACGATGACTCTTCCTTCCGGGCGCAAGATGAAATATGAGGGCGTGAAGTGCGAGTGGCGGATGACCGTCGATCCTGAGACGCGGAAACCGAGGCGTAAATCCGTTTTTACGGCAGACGTTGGCGGACGCCGGAGTGAATTTTATGGTGGAAAATTTACAGCCGAGCTTGTTCAAGCAACCGCTCGGGACATTTTTGCATGTCACTTGTTAAAACTTCAAGGCACCCCGGGCGTAACAGTTTTGTTTTCGGCACACGATGAAGCAATCACTGAAGTTGATGACAACATCACACCAAGGCAGATTGAGGAAATTATGTGTGAATGTCCTGAATGGGTCGCCGGATTGCCGCTTGCCGCCGAAGCCAAAAAAGTTGAGCGATACGAAAAATAAATCTATGGGAAGACGAAGGCTCGAATTGACGGGGCGACGGTTTGGAACTTTGGCAGTATTATCCCCGGCGGGAAGTGACGGGCAACACTCACTATGGAATGCAAGATGCGATTGCGGCGCTTTTGTTGTCCGACTTGGGAAGGACTTGACCAAAAATTCAAGACGGTTTTGCGGTCATACTTGTAAACTCTTTAAAGCGGCAATTGCTGCGGGACGGCGGACGCATGGAATGTCTAAGCACCCAGCGTTTGCTGTATGGAGAAGTATGTTAGACCGTTGTCGTCTCCCAACCCATCAAGCCTGGAAAAATTATGGTGGCCGCGGGATAAAAGTTTGCCCCGATTGGGCGGAGTCTTTTGAAAATTTTTGGCGCGATATGGGGCCGTCTTATTATTCGGGTTTGACGATTGAACGAAAAAATAATGACAAAGGCTACAGCCGCACGAATTGTAAGTGGGCGACACATAAAGAACAGAATAACAACAGGCGCGACAACATAACTATTTCTACACCCAAAGGGCTAATGACAGTAGCTCAAGCTTCAAGAGCTTTCGGTATAGGGGTAACTACGATATTGTATCGCATCTCTCGTGAATGGCCAAATAGTCGGCTGTTTGATGCTCCTGGTTTTCATAATCGAATCGCATGAGTTTCTTTCACGTCACCAACCTGACGGAGCAGGTTTTGCGGAATGAAGTTCTGCCGTGGGAATTTACATCGGTTCAGGAGATACCCGAGGCGGCGCGTTCCAGCAAAACAGCGCGCCAGGAGTGGTATCGAAATGCCGCGGTCAGGCACCATTTCTATACGGCGGTCGAGCCGTCGAACCCCAATATCCGCCCGTCGAAGGAGAATCCGGCGCGACTGCTGCACGGCATCGTCG